TCGTTTAAGTTACCTACCGTAGTATTGCTGCGCAAATATATTTTAGGAAACTCAAAAGATCCTGAAAATACTTCTGTCCCAACATTAACCAATGGTTGACTACCCCCGGCAACAATCCCAGTAGAATTATAAGCTGGCGATGAGCCGGAAGTTCTAATCATTGCTCGGCTAAAACCAGTCCCAGGAGCAGCAGTACCTGGAATCAAAGCATTTTGGGTTCCGCTTAATACTTGGAAAGACCCGTACCGAACTGGCCCCAAGAAACCCATTGGTAGCAAATCTGGTTCACTTGGTCCATTCTCGTTCTTCATCTTGATATAAACATATCGTGAATTGTTGCCATAACGACCAAAATATCTATAGCGCCTTTGAGTGTCATCCCATTGTGCATAAGAATCACCGATTCTGCGTGCAATATAATTGGGAGAATTTGGATTCAAATCTAAGTTTGAGAAACTCTCAATAACTTGAGGAGCTTCGTCGCTATCAGAAGCTTTTCGCAACATCAGACCAAAAGTTCCATAAGGGTTTGACGGTTCGTTAGAATATCGAATGTCTGTAATAGAAACTTTAATATTTTCTTGTGTCCATTCACCAGCATCCAAAGCAATAACTTGAAAAAGTTGTTCATTTGACTCAGGAGTAGCACTTCCTGATGTCTGAGAAGTCTGAGCAATGATCCAGTTAGTTTGTGAGGGTGTCATGCTTTGGTAATTCTCACCCCACATTAATCCCTCACTAGAACCATTATAAAGGGCTCCAATGTAACCCCAAACTTTATTTGCAGCAGTATTTGAAATTGTTTCTCTTACACTTCTTTCAAACGACTCACCCAAAAAATATTTTTTAACATCGGTAGAGTCATATAATCGAGAAGTCAGTTTAGTTGGGTTTGTATTAAAAACTTTTCGAATAAAATTACCTGCGGTTTCGTCTTTAACATTAAAATTAATTGTATCTGTAATTGCTCCGGTTTCGTCCTTCACGAGGGCAGTAAATACTGGCCCCTCTGCAACATTTCCAATTATAATTCCAGAACCCGTCGTGTTGGCAGTACCACCTCGTGAAGTTCCTGATAATTCTATCGAAGACGAACCACAATACCAAACTGCGGCCAAAGTTCCGGTGGCCACCTGAATACCTGATACACTTGCACTATCACAAATGAATAATCCTAATGCGCCAGGACCAGCATTTCCACCCGTTCCGCGAGTTCCATTTGGTGTTCCGCCAACTTGCCAACCGGCTTGTTTGTCGCCAGTGCTAGGACCATTGCTATGATTTTGTCCCAATAATCGAACGTAAGTTAAAGGAGTTCCATTCGCCAACCATGCTTGAGCGGCATAAGCACCATAAGTTGGCTCCATTCCAGCACTACCATTTCTCCAAATATCACCCCCAGCACCACCAGGCAGCGGCTCACCAAAAATTTCAACAAATTCGGTAAAATTTTGAACCTTTACAGGCCTCAAAGCCGGTCCTCTTTGGGCACGACCAATAATGACTGGTCCTACTGCCTCTGGTTCATCGGGAATTTGCGATCTATCAATCTCGCGAAGTTGAATCCCCGGTGATACAAATCTAAATTTGCTTTGTGCCATTCGTGTTTCTCCTTATAGTGCTTTAAAAGTCTCTAATAAATAGTAGCTTATCGCTCGAAAAGACAAAGGAATGATTATGGCCTATATTTTCCTTTTGGTGTTCCAATTGGTCCCCAATCAGGTTCATCTCCTAACATTACTCTTTCTCTGGGTGTTTTAATGTCCACTGCATTTTCACGAATTACTATTTGTGGTTGTTCATCGTTCGCCCCTTCCCCAACCAAATAGCCCAATACTTTTACATTAATCTTTGTTTCATAAAATCTGGCTTCATCCCCTGGTTCAGCCACATTACCCTCTGATGCAAAATCTGGCTGCATAAAAGCTTCATAAGCATGACCATCATGCTTTAATTTAAGGTAATTAATTCCTTTAGAAAAAGTAACAAAGGGTTGAACTGCCTCATTCATTTGTTGTTGATATTCTGTTCTGATGCTAATGCTATAATTGGCATCAATATAGACTGGCATTGGGATAGTAATCGTCTCATACACAACTTTTTTATTTTTTGGCATTGGAAAATTAATTTGTTGTGTGCCACCATATCCTGCATTACCCACAATATTCGACTTCTTGCGATATGCATCAGCATTTGCAAAATTGGCTGTTTTGTCTTGCTGAATTCTTCTTGCGATTGTGATTGAGCCCCCTTTTTCATCATTAACGGGTGGGATATTACCCCAAAAAGTCCCTTTATTGTTGGGAGTTTTGGCGAAGTTGTCTCGTTGTAGGGCGATGATGGGAAAGATGAGAGTCCCATCAGAATCCCTCAAGTTTTTATGATTTTTGAGCTGCCAAGAACGCTCACCAGACACCCAGAGGATAGGAACCTCCTTCCAACCCTTATTGGTGGTGCAAGAAACCTTCATTATGTCCTTTAACCAGTTATAAATTGAAAAATCTATTGTTTCAAGAGTTGAAGGTTTATAAGGTAAGATGGTTGACATCTCATCTTCTGGTATACCACTACGATCTGCCGATGAACTTAATATATTATCAATTGCCATGTTTATTTACCATCAAATAGACCTTGACGTGCGCGGAAACACTTAGCAGATATTTCTAACATATGTTCCTGTTGTCCAAATAATTGTTTCGGTTCACTGAGGGTCGATATTTCATAATAATCTTCACCATATAAAATAAAATCTCCCTCCCGAACATACAAGTCCTGATCCTCTGTTAATCTGCGTTTATGAAAATGACAAGTTAAATGGTAAACGCGGTCCAAACCATATTTGCCTGCTGTTGTAGTGGTTTCCCCCCACTCAATTAATACATATACTCGGACGGGAGGAAGAAAATTCTTTTCAATTGCTTCTCCGTATAATTCATGAAAATTTGTATGCACATTACTTATGGGATAATAAAGAACATCTTGACCGATCACTCGCTCAATTAATTCGTCATTAACTTGCTTTACCAGATCTCTTTCTTTCTTTCCTAAAAAAAGAGGAGGTGGAGGAGCTGTAGGTCTATCCCATTTATTATTTGCCACTTCGTTTATCCTCTATAAATTCCCATAGGTATACTAACTTGAAGTCGATTTGAATTTTCTGTTAATGTGGCGTCAACTTCCATCAAAGCCTCGTAAGTTAACTTATCCAATAATTCAACAAGCTCAGTTTTTAAATCTTTCTTTTCTGTCTCTGCTTGTGAGGTAAGATCAGCTGAATTTAATGTAACAGATTCACCTGGAATAGGTATTGCCCCAAACTTTCCTCTTACTTGAGCCAACATTCCTTTAGAAATGGCTAGAGCATATTTTCTAATCCATTGTTTTCCCATGCTATTAATATTTTCATAAGGAATATTAGCAAATGGGAGAGTATTATAATTATTTATACCATCCACTCCACTTTTGCGCGTGGAATCTATTTCCCAAGGATCTTGTGGCACTGTAAAATCAAACCATATCCTTTGTGGAGCACCCCCCCCAAACCCCGACGGAGGAGGATAAATTCTAATTCTATTGTCATATATTTCATATGAATAATGAGAGGCACGAGTATAAAGATTAGTTTCAAAAGCCATTGATTGTAGTTTATTTTGCCAAGCTGGAATAACTTCAAATGTTGATTCATCAGAATATTGTCCATATGTATACAAATTTCCTACAACATTTAAGCCTCCATAATATCCATAAAATCTCCACATGCTTGCTGGAGAGCGATAATAAACTCGTCTGATAGCAATTCTTTTATTATTAACACTTCCCGAAAACGGGGATGCAAAATTTGATGTGCCTGGGGTTTCTACAGAAGCTGATTGCACAATTGCTTGTAAATCATAATCTTGTTTACTTTCTTGTAAAGCAATTGATGCAGAATAAATTCTAACATCATCACCAAAACCAGCACCCCCAGCAAGCCCCTCCGCTACGCGCTTACTATATTCAAAATTAAATTTAGGAAATTTTAAAGCTAAATGTGTTCCGCTTAAACTGGACGATAATTCGCCAGATTGAAGGGTTCCCTCGTGATCAAAGGTTCCTGTCGTCGCCCCCAAAAAATCAGATAAAACATTTCGCGCCTGATGATTATTAATAATAGAACAATACTCTAATGTTGCCATTTCATAAGATGTATAGACATTATTTTCAGTTAGCTCAACATCGAGAACATCACCACCCAACATTTTATATGTAAGAGATACCTGCGCGACTGCGCCTGATGTCCATTGGCTTGAACTAAGAGCACCAGCCAAATATACACCATAAGGCACACTTGCGGTTGTTACAAGATCATATGAACCAGTAGATTTTAGTACATAGGGGCTCGTTTTTTGGACGGGCGATAAAGTCGGTGGTGCAGTTGCCATTATTGTTCTCCTATTAATTAAATAGTTGAAAAGCACCTTAAACGAAAAAGAAAACCCCGCCTCTCAAAAAAGAAAGGCGGGGCTTCAAGATTTTAGAATATCAGTCTAATAAATTAGACGAGATCTTCTACGACTACGAGACCGTACATGTCAGGTCGAACCATCTTTTTGCCGTAACGAGTCATCACACCCTTGCGAGGTGTGAAATCGTTTGGATCAAAGATAGTAGGAGTGACTTGCAGTGGAACGTAAGGCGAATATACATAGCCACTTTCAAGGAAGCTATTACCCTTACGACCAACCAAAATTAGATTCCGTGGGAAATACGGGTCAACGTAAATATCCCATTTCTTACTAATCTGACCGACCTTAACAGCACCAGCGGTGCCCTTATTCTCGTCAGCAGTCGTATCCGCTCGGAAACCGGAAGTAAACTCAAGAACGTTTGCAACCTCTGGGCTCGTCACCAAGAAGTTTGCACCACCCCGAAGCGTCTTGCGATGAATCTGTGCAGAAACATCATTAACGGTTTCGAGTAGAGTCTCATACCATTCAGACACAGTTCCTGTGAAATCTGGGAAAAGAGTCTGATTAATTGGTTTACCACCACTTGCACCAGTTCTATCCACAAACTTACCAGGTTTTCGTGACCAGTAATAAGTTCCAGCTCTTGCACCAACAATAAGATCTTCAAGAATTTCTTGATCAATCTCAAGTGCAATTTGCTCAGAAAGAATGCCAGTCAGCTCAACTTCGGCATCAAGGTTATGATACGCATTGATGTCTTGCTGAAGCTCTGGAGTCCACTTAGCCTTAAGCTTTTTAGTGTCTGCTGTAATAGCAACACTATCAACCTTAATGTCGATTTCCGGCAAAGATGATTGATTTTCAAGCCCCCACACGGCAGAACCAACAGTAGAACCAAGAGCCCCACCAGTTTGCAACGAGTCCTTAACGGGGAACGTAACAGCTGCCGTAAACTTATTACTAGAGTTGGCTACAGAACCACCTGCATTATCGGCAAAAACAACATACAAGCCAGGATTAGCACCATTATCAGTGCCTGGTTTGAAAAAGCCGTTTTGGGTGCCAGAAATACTGGTAAGCCACCTAACTTGCGTAGTGCTGCCTGTCGCAGTAATAACCTTCAAAGCAACCAAATCATCATAATTTAGTGTGGAATTGTTACTACCTTCTAACAAGACCGTACTAGAAGTTAAAATACGGTACACAGCGGCTGTGGTTGTACCTGAAACAAAATCAGGATCATATCTTAACAACTTTGCAAAGTCATCAGCTGTGCTAAATGATGCTCCACCACCTTGGAATGCCATTCCACCCACGGTGTTGCCACCATATGTGCCGGATCCAACAAGATGCATAACAACTGTTGCAGATCCTGTGGGAGATGCATAGCCATTATTAAGATTATAAAAGCTTTGCTGCGAAGCACTGAGAGTGCTTAAGTTAACACCACCAGTGATTTGTTTACCAACAACAGCACCACCATACACCGACTCATCAGCCTTGTTTCCAAGCCGTGTAGAGTTGAATGTAAAGTCTAGGAAGAAAATGAGGCCCGACGGCAAGCTCATAGGCTGAACCGAAACAAGCTCATTTGCAATTAGACCACCAAACACGCGACGAACGATTGGAAATGCAACCGCTGCAAAACCCTCAACATCGCCTGCGGCCATTGTCGATGCTTCGCGAAGCAACTCTTTAGCCTGATTCTCCAAGAGAGCTGCCATGTTATTACGGCCATGCTCAGTCTCCATTCCTTCCAAAAGACCAGTCTTTTCCCACTTATTGAGAAGTGCCTGACCCTCTTTTTGGACATCACGTTTCATGATGCCCTCAGTTAATTTTTCAATAATACTCATTATTTTTTTCTCCTTAAATAATTCCTGCAAGTTTCTTCATGCGCTCAGTTGCAGCATTAGAAACTTGCGTTTCTTTGTTATTTGATTTCAAAACAAGCCTGTTATTTTTACTTACAGCTTCATTTAAATTCTTTGGAGCATTTTGGCTCTTAGAATCAAGTGACTTTTGTAAAGTTTCATAAATAACTTTAGCTTCTTTAATTGAATTCGCCTTAGAAACCGCTTCGACAAGTTTTTCTTTTTGTCGCTCATTCAAGGAGTTGGATTCCAGTATACGATTTTTATATACCAATTTAGCATTGGTAGTATTAAGTTCAGTCAGCTTTGTGCTAACTTGACGGGCAACACTCTTAAGCTCATTGTGCTCTTTTAAAAGTCTATTCTTTTCAGACTTTAGAGATTTTACTTGCTCTTCTAAATTTTCGATCTTTTTAACGACTTTTTCGAACTCTTCATTTTGTTCTTTGTGTTCGGTATCTTCGTCGGCTGCACCACATACTTCGACGGCACGGACTTGCTCAAGTCTTGTGGGATGAGTTGTTCCCAACATTCCTCGGGGAACATTCTGGAGATCAACTATTAATATTTCTTCAATGGCATTTTTTAGAGTCTCTTCGTCAAGCTCTAATTCCTCATCGAGTTCTTCGTTTACTTCCTCATCGAGTTCTTCGTTTACTTCCTCATCGAGTTCTTCGTTTACTTCCTCATCGAGTTCTTCGTTTACTTCCTCATCGAGTTCTTCGTTGCGTAATTCTTGCAGTTCCGCATCTGTTGTCTCAAACATCATACCCATTTCTTCGGTAGCTGGTTCCCCGATTGATTTGACAAGTGCGTCTAAATCAAGTTCGATCTCCTCGCCACTGTCAACATCGGTAAGTCCAGTTCCGTCTAAAGCTTTTAAGGGAATATCATCAACAATTTCATCTGGATTGGCTTCTGCTGCCATTGGGTCAGCTGCCATTGGGTCAGCTGCCATTGGGTCAGCTGCCATTGGGTCAGCTGCCATTGGGTCTTCTTGCTCAAGAAGGGCATTTACGGCACCCTTAATTTCTCCTGCATATTTTT